TACTTTTTTACTATACTTTGGATAGATAATTCTATCCAAAGCACATTCAAATTTTAAAATTTTCTCTTCCATTAATTGTCCTCACTATCAACAATTAGGGATTTACCCTTTTCATAGTTTCTATATACTATTTCATATTGTGTTATGATATCTAATTCTTTATCTATATCAGCAGCGATTATATTTTTACCTTCTTCATCCTTTCCAATAATCTTTTTTGCAAATTCCTTTTTAGAATTTTTAATTTCAATAATATCCCCATCTTGCAAAGGTAGTATTTTAAATATCTTCTTGTCTACCTTTCTATATTGTATTTCTCCATTTTTAATGTTATATATTATTAAATTAGGAGCAATTACGTTTCTTGTATTTAATACAAACCACATATCATTTTTCAGCATTGGATCAATATAACTAACGGAATCAAATTTATCTATTTGCATACTCATTATTTCATATGGGTTTATATCTTCATTTGGGATAATATCGAAAATTTCTAACAGAGTTTTCTTAGAATTGAGATTGTTATAAGATTTTCCAGATTTTGATATTTCTGAATTATGTATAATAATATTCTTTATTGTATCATCGTTTATTTTTCTATTAAGCGTTGATAAATTTATCTTATCTTTATTGTATAGAATAGAAAAATACTCTCTAAACTCTAATAATTTTTTAGTTTTTCCATAAATATTACAACAATCTGCAATAAGATATTGTTTTAATACTTTCTTTGTTATTTTTTTCTCTAGGCATTTTTCGAGAAATTCATAAAAATTATTACTTTGTTTCATACATTCAAATAATATATATGGCGTATCATCAATTTTTTCTTCGTCTTTTGTAAGAAACATATCAATTCTTTTTTTTGCTTCATTGATATAATATTCTTTATCTAAACACTCAGGAATATATTTATTATTAACATCTTCATTGTCAATAAACAAATGAGTAGGTGTATTTGCAAACTGTTCATAGGATTTTACACCTTTCTCAATTTTCAGTTTATAAATAGATCCATCTGATTGTCGTTTACTAGCAAATACTCTATGTACTTTACTTTTTAAAAGTTCTCCGTTTATAGATGTAATCTTGTTATCTTTTCCTGATACTCCATTTCCATACCATATTTCTTTGTATTTCGCAGATAGTTTAATAACTTTTTGAAATTTTATGTACTCGTTACATTCGTTGATAGTTTGCTCAACTGGAATATCATATGCTAGATAATTTCTAACAACATCATTCAAAATTGGCAAATCATTATCAATTGGTTTATTGAATTTAACCATAGCACCTTTACATTCCAATTCACCATTTTTCTTAACTGCAATGTAATTATTTACATCTTTTTGAATGAGTTTTGTATATTCATCTATCTCAAACTCCATTTTAAGTCTTTCGCCCACTTGATTAGTAATTTCAATTACTTTGTTCTTCATTTCTTCATTCTCACAAAGAACAAAAATACCATCAGTATTAGTCTGTAACAATCTACAATATGGTTCAAGTTTATCAATCAAATCAAGAATGAACATTTGACCAAAAATACAAGTGAGATTTGCCATGAGTGGATCATACGATGGATTATTTCTATCTTTTCCTGCTCCATACACACCATTAATCATAGGTTTAAGAGCTTTATTTTTGGGATTCTTTTCTGATTTTAATTTTAATCTAAAATCTCTCATTTGCTTAAAGTCATCAGGATTCTTAAATTTTCTACTCAACAAACCATATTCAATATCTGTTGTAGGATACATTGATGCTACATCAGCATGTAGAATAATCCCTTCAAATACAGCTTCTTTGTCATCAGCCCCATGACATCCTCCCCATGCAAATACATGGGGAATACCTGCGACTGTACAACATAACTGATTATTATGTTGGTTGTCTTCTGACCGAAGATGTTCTTTATATCTCCAATTTTTAGGATTCATATACCATTCTGGAATAAATTTGTATTTATCGGATAATTGAATTGTTTCTGGAAGACGAATATCAAATTCATCATCAAGAGTATGTTGATCGACAGCATTAAGAATTTTAGGAGAAACTGCTAATTGAACCTTTGTTTTAGTAAAATACGACATATCAAGACTATATAATTCAATGATATCTAGTTGACCTTCAAAATCATCCCAACAATAATCAAGAACTCTTAATACCTCAATTACATCATGGTGATTGTAATACAATGTCTGCTTTATTTCTTCTTCTGTAAGAGGTCTATCAATATTAAAGTCTACTTCTGTTTCTCTAATATCATCTCCCATAAATGCTTCTAACTGTTTTAATGATTTATCTTTTAAAATGGTATCATAATCATTTAATGGATATTTCTTTGCATTTTTTACAACTTGAAAAGGTTTTTTACCTTCTTTGATAAGTTTATCATTTACATATCCGACATTCATTCCATCCAGGATTCCTTTAAAAATTCCTGTATCATATTGTCGTCCATTGTAAGAAATAAAAATATCATCTTTATATTTATTGTAAAATTCTATTAATTTTGCTCTGTCATTTACTATAACTACTTCTTTATTTCTATCTTCATAATTTATAAATGTAACGCAAAACCAATTGATCTTACTGTATACCTCGAAATCATAACCATGAATTTTACTTTTATCTATTATATCAATCACCATCCTTATCCAAATGCAAATCCAGAAACTTTATCACTCTTATAGAACATCCAGTCATCAATCAAAACTTGTGCTGATTTTGTTTTATAATCAATTGAAAATCTACCAACAATATCAAATTCAACATTATCTCCAATATCTATAATTTCTTTATATTGTGATGCTAAAGAACTTCCTTTGGTTTGTTTTATGAATTTGATATTGTGATATGTAAATTCGATTCTATTTTGTTTAGAACCCAATAGATATAAATTATATTTATTACATGGAATATTTTTGATAAGAAATATCGGTTCGCTAATCGTGTTACCCCAAATGTAATCGTATTTCGCTACATTTTTGATAATCTGATCATGGATTTGATTTGATTCATAGATGTTATAGACATGATATGTAGGTTCATTAATACTTTTCATAGTTGATAATAATTCAAATAATTTATTTGTATTATCAACACTTATTTCACAACCAAATGCTCCTGAATGACCTTCTACTTTATTAAATAAACCTGTATTTTTACACCATTCATTAAAATCTAGTATTTCGCATTTGTCGCTTCCTCTTCCACTTCCTCTACATATATCACCTTTTCTTCTCATTAATAAACATGGACGTTGATATTGATCAGCAAGTCTATTAGCAATTAAACCAGTAGAATTACTATCAACATCATCTTTTGCATTACATACTAAAATTGGAAATTTATCGAGATTGTATTTTGATATTTCTTCTGATAATACCGCAGCACTTTCTTCTGTTTGTTTTTTCTGTTTGCGATTACTTGACTGACATGCTTTTAACACATAGTCTTGAATTGACATATTTACAATTCCTTGACCTCTGACTTTTCTATCAAGAAATTCATTTGAATTACACAATGCTTCAAACATATAACATTTATCTTGATAATCTCCAAGTCTAATCATCGAATTGATTAATGGACACACATAGAAACCAATACCATTAATTGTAACTTTATTATTCATTGAATACATTTGAGCTTCTACAAATGTACTAATCAATTTATTTTTATTAGTATGATTTTTAATCTCTTCAATACCTTTTAATATTAAATATCGTGTTTGAAGATTTAAAACATCAGCTCTATCGCCAATCATACCAAGAGCCACTAAATCCAAATAATCATCAGCGTAATTTACTTTATAGTATTTATCTAATAGTTTTGTAAATTTGTATGTAATTCCAACTCCTGTCATAGCTTTATCTGTAATATTTTTTGATGATTGATTATTAATTACAATTGCAGGATTTCCAGATGTATCAATTGAATGATGATCAAGAATAATCACATCTTTACCAGAGTCAATTAATCGCTTACATTCATTCCAATCACCGCTACCAGCATCAGGAATAATAACTAAATCTGAATTATCTGAACACATAGAATCTATAAATTCAGATAATCCATGTACTTTACCACTGTGAATAAAACATCTAATTTCTATTGATGGATTTATTCTTTTGGTATATTGATATATATTTGCACCAGATGTATATCCATCAACATCACAGTCAACAAGTAAATCAATTGTATGATTCTGCGACACATGCTGTACATATACATCTCTTGCTTTTTTTATATTGTCAAATAATTCTTCACTCTCAACATGTTTAATGGTTGGATGTAAAAATGAATCAATATCTTCAATACCTTTTAATGTTAAAATATCATTTAATTCATATCCAAACCTCACATGTCCAAGTACATCATATTTAAAACTCACTCTGCACCACCTTAATTATTGATTTGTTCCTACATATATTTTATTCTCCATAAGTTTCAACAAAGTTTCTTTACCTCTATCTGTTGGAGAATCTTTATAACCTAACAAATTTGTACTATCCCATAGTACAGATACTGAAACAAATGGACTTAATTTATCTATGATTTTATCTTTTATGTGTTGTGACCAGTTTTTACATTCATCTGAATCAAGAGTTTGATATTGTTTATCCAATGCAATAATAACTTCTCTAACTCCCAACATAAGAATCATTCCTTTTTGATAATCAGTTAAATTACTTCCACATAAAGCAACTGTAAAATTATCTTCACCAAACATAGTATCAGTTTGAAATACTGATTTTTCAGCTTCTACAAGCATTATCTTTCTCTTTTTTTGAATTGCATTTATATTATGATTTAAACCAAATAAATTTAATCCAAGAGAATGATTATAAAATTTATTGCCAATTTTAAACGGTGCATATTTACCAAATAATTCAATGTCATCAGGAAGTAATGCTCTCGATCTTACACCAACTAAATTATTGTTCATATCGTAATGAGGTATGATAATTTTTTGTTGCCATGTGGAATAAAGAATATTGTACTTTTTCATTGTTTCTACAGAAATTCCTTCTTCTATCCATGATTGACAATAAAAGTGCTGAAATATATTAAGGATATTTTTATCGTAAGGAACTAATATTTTGTCTTTTGGTTTTACCTTTTTATTTTTCTTATATTTTTTGATAAACTCCCAATCAGAAATTTGTTCTTGTTTACCAAATCCATACACATGATTGTCAAGATTTAATTTTACAGAAATCCAATTGATATCTTTATAAAAATATAATTTAGGTTTAGTTCCATGATGACATATTGTATCTGTAATCCACATATCATCATCTTCGTAATAAAAAGTAGCTCCCATTAATTCAAGAAGTTTCTTAATATCATCTTCTGTAAGTTTACTTTTTAATTCCTGGGCGGTCATATAAGTACCTCCCTACTTAGATAATTGCATTGCTAAATCTGATCCAGACACATCAATATCAGTTTCAATAATACCAACATCTCCAACATCATCTAATCTAAAATCAATCAACGTTTTCTCAATATCAGTAATTAATTCGTAGTTGTAATCCGTCACAAAACAATCTACTTCCCTCATAGTTCCCATATTGAGTTTTGTCCAAATTATAATAGTTTTCCATTTTCCACCACGATTTTTAAATATGTAGTAAGACATATTGGGGATTAATGATCCGAATGAACCATCTGACTCAAGAATTGGTTTTAATCTTTTTAAATCTTTGTGTGTTACAGGAAGTGCAAGTATACCACCATCAGCTTTTTCGATAATAGCTTTCGATCCTTTTAATGCACCTGCATCTTTATTATTATCTTCTTTATAATTATCATTTAACTGTGTAGCTGAACCAAGATATACATTAAATTTATTACAAACTGATTTTAAAGCTGCACTGAATAAGAAAAGAATCTGGTCTGTTCTAAGTCTTGTGTGCGTCTTATTGTAATAATATTCGTAAAGTGATGGTGAATCATTGATGTAATCAAAGAAACAAGCTACTATTCCATAGTTTAAAACATATTTCTCAATAGTTTCAGAAATCAAATCAATTGTAAAATCTGGCATATACTCTATATAATAATTATAATTCTCTATGTATTTTGCAGATTCATCAAGAATTGATTCTTCTTCTGGTGTAATATCACTCCATTCTTCAATTCTATCCTGATCAACTCCACTAACATGAGCTAAAATGATATCTTGAATTTCCTCTTTTTCAAGCTCTGTTGAAATAAATAACACTGGTTGGCTTTCACCTGTTGGAATCCATTCTCTTTTATTCCAATCATAAATTCTATCTGATACCATGTTACACCCATCTGCTAATGAAGATCTTGATTTTCCACCACCAGATACAGAACTTCTTAAAATGTATTTTTTAGGTCGCATCCCTCGATATACTGTAGTTAAATATCCAGATTGAAACGGATAACCATATACATTTTGCTGATTCTTATGTTCATTCAATCTTTCTACAATACCTTCACCTGCTCTAAATGAATAGTTATCACCAAAAACATTCTTCCATTTAGATTTAAAATCCATAAATTTATTATTTATTTCATTTAAAACTTCTATGCTTGTTAATTGGTTGAAGTGTTCCAGTTTTTCATCATCGTCTTCATCGTATATAAATGATGTATCCATTTTAAGTGATTCTGTAGCATTCCTAATGATTGAATATTTTCTTACATCGTCATAATATTTACCTACGTTTGATATTTTATCCGATGACATATCAATCGCAGACTCGATATAACCCCACCCATCATTGTTTTTCCATAAAGACAAAGCAGTATCAAATTGTGATATTTCATTTTCAATATCTATTGGTGTAATTTTTTCAGCCGTTCTTTTCTTAGCAATATTAATAATTGCACCCCAAATCATTTTATGAAAATTCTCAGGATAATCATTTGTATTAGTTGCGTATTTTTCATCCAATGCTAATCTTGGATTCAAACAATAACAACCAAATAATAAAAATATAGCTTTCTTATCTACTTGTTGATTAAAATTAATTTGAATCACCACCCTCTATCAAATCACCTAAATTAATCAATGATGTAGATGATTTTGTTTTATTCATATTTACAGATTTTCTATTTACAATTTTTGTTTTAATATCCAATTTAGATATTTTATCAGCTTGTTCTTTTTGTTTTTCTTGTTGTATATAAAAGTCACAGGCTTCATTGTAATAGTCTTCTATTATATAAATCCCGTATTTTATATCAAATGACTTACCTAAAATTTCTTTACAATACCATAATGTATATGTCATTGCAGCATATGGATAATTATATTCTTTTCTAAATTTCTTTATTTGCTTTAGAATCAATCCATTTGCTTTATCTAAATGAAAAATATCGAAAATATAACGCATAAGTTCTTTGTATTCATTAGCGTCCCTTTCGACTTTTTTGTAACAATCTACGCAATAACTATTATTATCGTATTTGTATCTTTCCTCTGGTAATAATGTTTTACCACAACGCTTACATTTTATTGATCTAGCCATAATATACCTACTTCAAATTGGGAGGGGATTACCCTCCCGTTAATTAGTTATATTTATTTGATATTGTATTTATCAACAA